AACAAAGACCTGTATCACCTGTTGATAAAATAATGGAGTATGTTGCTTTAACAGATCGTATCGTCCAATCCGATGAACCGTTTGTTGAGTATGTATCACCTTATGATATTTACTTTCCCGCTAACGCAAGAAGACTAGAAGAAACAAGATGGGTAGCACAACGAATAGTACTACCTGTTGATGAGATAAAAGCAAATCCTGCTTTATCAAACACAGAAGATTTAATTGCTGATGGATTAGTTGATATACAAGAAAGAGCAACTGAAAGAGGTGATGGATCACCTGGTGAAGTTATGGTATCTGAAACAGCAACTATCTATGAGTTCTATGATATGCGTACTCGCACATTAACTGTAACTCAACTAGGTGCAGCAAAGCCTTTATTTGAAGGTGCTATACCTTACTCACATAGATACCCACCTTTTGTACATATGAGAAACTTTTCAGATGGTGGTAATGAGATTTGGTCATTTGGTGATCTTGAAAACATTGCATCACTACAAGAAAAACTAAATGAAACATTTACTGAACAAGTTGATAATATGAGAAGGTCAGGCAATAAGTATGTTACTATACGTGGTTTGTTTGATTCAGAATCAAGAGATAGACTTGAAAGCGATGAGCCAGATGTTGTAGTAGAGATGGAGCCGCTAAATGGATTGAACCCAAGAGATGCGATATCTGTACTACCAAGAGCGCCATTGCCTGCTGATTTGTATAATGCACAAGGTAAGTTTGAAGATGCTATGCGACAGGTTTTAGGTATAAATGATTTCCAAGCTGGTGGTGTTGGCGCTGATAGAATGAGCGCATACGCAGCAGCTGTGGTTGATGGTGTAGCAACTCTAAGAGCAAAAGATAAACAACAATCTGTAGAAAAATCAGCATCACAGATATTTAACCATATCATCAGATTGTGTCAAGAGTTTATGGTAGATACAAGAGCAATTAGATTAGTTGGTGTAAATGGTGGCGTATGGGCTGATATCGATACCAATGTAATTACAGGTGAGTTTGATATGAGGGTAGAAGGCGGTTCTTTATCTGCTGTAAACCCTGCAACCAAACAAGCTCGTGCGCTTGAGATGTTAAGTGTTATCGTACCAACGCTACAAGGTTTAGGATATGATACTGAACCTGCACTTCGTCACATTGTACGAGATCTTGGCTATGACCCAGATCAATTCTTGGTCAAGCCTGCGCCAGTTCCTCAACCACCAGCGGCGCCTGGAATGGCTGGTGCTGCTCCTACTGGAGCTGAGGAACTGCCACCTGAGTTACTAAACGCAGTGGCTCAGGGAGGATTAGCACCTGAAACAGCGATACCAACTGAAGAGCAGTTGTTCGCTGGACCAACAGAAGAACTGCCACCTGGTGCAGGTATGGCAGGTTTAATTTAGTTCTGTCGGACTAAGACACATATATGAGAGGACAGGTGTATTTACCTGCCCTCATAGCCGAACAAGTTAACAAGATCGCAAATGTCGACAACTTGGGTTATGACACTCGGACAAGGGAGATATAAATGGCAGAAGAGAACAATTTCGAAAACCTATTTGAAGCAGCATTAACAGAACTGACTACAGCAAGTCAGAAAACTGAAGAGGTTGTAACGGAAGGAGAATCAACCGTAGTAGAAGTTCGGGAGAGCGTGGCTGACGCAACTGAAACGGAAGCTGTTGGAGAGACAGAAGCGAAGGTTGAAGAGAGCGAGGAAGCTGCCGATAGCAGCGCTGATGAGACTGTAAAGTCACCAATCGCTGTAACTGAGGAAGATACCATCGTACTTCCAGATGGCACTGAGGTGTCAGTAAAGGAAGCAACGCTTCGTCAAAGAGATTATACTCGTAAGACACAAGCGTTAGCGGAAGAGCGTAAACAACTTGAAAGCGAGAAGGCGGACGCCGCCCAAGCAGTAGAGTATGTTAACAATCTATCGCAGAGATGGGAAGAGAATCAGGCGGAAGTAGTTAGTGGGTTTGTAGCCTCCACTGAAGACCCAACATTAGTACTTTCGCAAGTCATCGTAGAACTGGCTAAGGCTGAAAAGCTTGATCCTAAGTTCTTGGAAACCTTTGGTATAACACCAGAGGTACAAGCAAAGTGGTCAAGTGAAGTTAAAGGTCAGACCGAACTTGCAGAAGTGAAAGCTAGACTTTCAAAGTTCGAGCAAGAGAGGGCAGCCATTGAAGAGACAAACGCTCAAAAGGCGCAAGAGGAAGCATTGGTTGCAGAGTACGATAGACAATGGCAAGAGATAGCAAAGGCAAATAACTTGGCAGGAGATCCAAATAAAGAGATTGAGGCTAAGTTAGAGTTGTTAAACTACGCTCTTGAAAATGAAGTTCCAAACTTAAAGGCAGCTTGGAAAGCCTTACAGTTTGAAAAGTCACAAGCAAAACCCGCAAAAGCCCCTGTCAAGAAGGCAGAGGTAGATGCAAAGAAGGCAGCTACTGGTGCTATAACACCTAAGTCTACTGGTGGTTCGATTGTTGCTGGAAGGATAGCATCGAACATCGAAGACGCAGCGTGGCAAGCATTTCAAGAACTGACTTCTCGTAAATCATAATAACCCTCGTCAAACACAAAAAGGAGTGATAAACTATGGCATTAGGACAAAATGATTTCAATGAGTTGTTATCCGCAACAGTCCAAAAGATTGAGAAGCAACTTGTTGACAACGTATTTACAGCACACCCAACACTAGACTTTCTAAAGGCAAACATCAAGTCTGCCACTGGACCGTCTGTGATCTTCCCAATTGTAGCAGCAGATGATACTTCAACAGTATTCACCGATGCTTCGGGAACATTTAACACTGGCGTATCAAGCGATATTCTTGGTGTAGCAAAGTATGAGTGGTCATCACCTCTCGTTTCTAAGATTCGTGTAGAGTTCAAGCAACTCGAGATGAACGCAGGACCAGAGCAGGTTGTATCACTAGCTAAGGCACACCTCGATGCTGCTGTCAAAGGACACGGCAAGAAGCTCGCAACAGTACTTCACACTGCTGGATCAGCAGGAGCTGGTGCATTCAACACGCTAGATGAGATTATCTCAAACAGCGATAAGCTAACTGCTTCAACCGCACGTACCGTTGGTGGTATCCGCGGTGGTGTTTCAACTAAGTCAACCACAGCGTTTCAGCGCAATGGTTCTAACGAAGCAGCAGCAGTTATTGGCGCACACGACTTTATCGTAGGCGACACAATCGTTGTAACTTCAAGCGCTAACCCATCATTCAACACTGGAGCTGGTGGAGCAACAGTTATTGCAGCCTCAGCAACTGAGGTTTTCTACAGCAACACAGGTTCTTCAACCGCGTTGTTAGCAGATACCACAGGCGTTGTAACCTGCTCTGCAATCAAGGATTACTGGAAGGCAACAGAGAAGACTCTAACATCTCCTTCTGTTGATATCCGCACTGCTTTCCGTACAATCTCTGACGACATCTATGTCGCTTCAGCAGAGCGTCCGAACGCAATCATCGCTGGTCGTAACGTTTTCTCTGAGTACGAGAACTCATTCGACAGCAAGATCCAGTACCCAGGTGTAAGTGGAACTGGTGAGACACGCTTCCGTCAGCTTGACTTTGACGGTATCCCTGTCCGCCTTGATCCAGACTGCCCAACAAACACAGCATACTTCATCAACACTGACTACTTAACTGCACGTTACTTAGGCGGAAACTTTATGAAGGCAATGCCTGCACAGGTAGTTACTGGTACACTTGATACCGTAACACCACTTGCTTCTGTTCTATGCGTAGGCACAAACAACCGCCGCGCACACGGTAAGCTAAACCGCGCATAGTCGCTGTTTAATGAAGACCCCGATGGCTAACGCTGTCGGGGTTTTTCATTGTCGGGTGCTTAACGATAGGTGAGGAGTTGAGCCAATTGAACCTAACACAACTACGCTCTCACGTCAGATCACTTACTGGCATACAGAGTACAGCAATAATATCAGATGCTGATATAGATTTATTTATTAACGAAGCGTACCAAGAGATCAATCGTGAAGCTGACTGGCCTTTTCTACGCGCTCAAACAACTATAACTACAAGTGCTAATCAGGGTACATACTCTTTACCTGCTGGTGTGGCAGATAACTCACTAGCAAGCGTAGCTGTATTAAGCAATGATGTTAATCGCAGACAACTACGACCAAGATCAAGATATAGCACAGATGATAGTTCAGGTCCTTACATAATCGGCAGACCATTAGAGTATAGCGTTTGGAATGGTGTAATGGAGTTATACCCAACACCAGATGTATCTGAAACAATAACACTAAGATATTTTAGCGAACCAGCAAACCTATCAAGTGGAACTGATGTACCAATCTTTGATGCAAAGTTTCACTCACTAGTAGCTTATGGCGCATCAGTAAGAGTTTTAATTCGTGAAGGCGATGACACAGAACGAAGAGGTTACTATAACCTACAGTTTCAAAATGGTATGGAGCAAATGAAAGGTGATTACCTATCTGAGCGTGACCGTTCTATTCTACGCTTAGGTGGTCGCAGACGTATATTTGGTAGACGCGATAACTTCTATGGAGTTTAACTTTGAAAATAATAGATATATCCAACTTCTCGGGTGGTATACACGAAGCCTTTGCGCCTAGTGATTTTACTGAACGTCAATGGACAA